AAGAAACAAGTCATGCAGAAGTGCAGGTAAAGCAAGACGTAGATGAAAACGGAATGTTGTTTTTGGGCTCACTCGATGATCTCGATAGTGACCAAATAGACGATCCCGTAGGTGCTGGTGCACATAGGATCTTAAGGTTCGATAAAGTACCAACCATAGATGGCTTACACTTTTACAGGAAGGCATATCTATAATGCCGGCACGATACAGGTCTTTGCGTACAAAAGGAATGACATTTTACGGTGTGGATGAAGCAATGCAAGGGCTAAACCAACGCCTTGAGAAGATAAAGCAAAAAACGGTACGTGGGCTCATCCGCGCACAAGCACGTATATTTGAAGATATGGACAGTAGGCGGCCCATGATGCCTGTAGACACAGGTAATCTTCGTCGAAGTTATTATGCTGTTACAAGCAATGGTACGGTAATACACGGGAGGAGTCCTAATTTTGTAGATGCACCAAATGAGCCAATGAGTCAATTGTACACGGATCATATCGAAGCGCTGGCTTCTGCTATGGAAGAAGCCATACGGATTGGAATAAATAGAGGGCCCGCGATTGTTTTTGGTTTTTCTTCTTTCTATGCACCTTACATGGAAAACAAAACAATGGCAAAGAAAGGTGAACGTTCTTGGGTAAGGGAAGGGTCCGGCCCTCATTTCTTTGAGTCGGCATTAAAGCGCAATCGTAACGAAGTAGCACGGATCATAAGAGAAGAGGCGGAGAAGAGTACGTGATGAACATGCCATCTGAGGACCTAAAAGACATGATTGAGGCTGATTCTACACTCGGCCTTACTTTTGCTTTAGATCTATTTATAGGCAAGGAACCTGCAACACCAGACAACTGTGTGACAATATTCGATGTCGGCGGGTATCCTCCTGCTCTTACCCTAGATGGCAGTGGCAATTATTATTATCCGTCCATACAGATACAGGTGCGCAACAGGTCCTATACGGAAGGATTGGAACTAATACAAGATATTATTAGGTCCCTCCACGGAAGACACGGAGAGACTTGGAACGGTACGTTGTATACGGCGATTGTCTGTCAAAATGATCCTGGTGTACTCGATTGGGACGAGAGCAACAGGGTCCGGTTTGTTTCCACTTTTAACCTTCAGAGGAGGTAAATATGACAGCTATATCCGGTGTTGGAACTGGATTTTTCCGCTGGGATGTAAATACGGGCTTGTGGGACAAGATTGCTCAGGTCAAGAGCATCGCTGGTCCGACTATGACCCGAGCGTTTATTGATACCACCACGTTAGATACGACAGGTGGCTATCGGACCTTTATCGCGGGCTTCCGTGATCCGGGTCAGATTACCCTGTCTATGAACTTCGAGCGTGAGGGTTACGAAGCAATGAAGTTGGACTTCGAGGCCGAGGAGACGCAGAATTATCAGATCGTCCTTCCTGATCTCGAAGCTACTTCATTGATGTTTGAAGGCCTGGTTACTGAACTCCCTCTCAACATCCCGACAGACGATGTTGTGACGGCGGATGTGACCATCAAGGTGTCCGGTCAGGTTACTCTTGAATCCGGCAGTCAGTCCGGCTCAGTCTAGGCTGTAGTATAGTAGCAAGATCTGTCCTAATCACGGACTTTATTCCGGAGGCAATATGAAGTTTGCAATTGATGTCTTAAATGCAAGTCGTTTTGGAAGTAAGGATGGTAGTGTTGGTTTCACAATTGGATTTAGTATCAGTTGGCATGCTAAGGATAGGCCAACTGTAGCAAAGCAGTTCAGTTCAATTATGAATCCTCCGCAACCTCCTGTTGTGGTCGAACCAGTCAGTAGTTTCAAAAGGAAGTCTAACAAAAAAGCGTCCTAACCAAGGGACAGAAAGAGAAATTTAATCATGGCACAGTTAGATAGAATGAAATTGCTCGAGAAGGAGCCACTTAAGATCGAAAAGGTAGATCTTGGCGGTGGTGATTTTGTTTTTGTGCGTCAAATGACGGGGCGAGAGCGGGATCGCTTTGAGCGTTCTCTGTTAATTGAGGTAGAGGATCGCAAGGGCAACGTCACCTACAAACGGGCGCTGGAAGACTTTCGTGCTAAGTTGGCCGTCAATACTCTTTGTACCGAACAAGGCGACAACCTGATGAATCCAGATGACTATGACATCCTTAGTCAGCACATGAGCGCGGCTCGTCTTGAGCGCATTGTGGACAAAGCGCAAGAGATTAATCGCATCTCAGAAGAGGACAAGGAAGCCATGGTAAAAAACTCCGGAGGCGGCCAGAGCGACGACGACAGTTCAGAATCTGCGCCGAGCTCGGGTTCGCCCACCCCGACATCTGGCTCTCCCAGTTAACAGCGGAGCAGGCGGCGGAATGGGAAGCATACGATTTATTGGAGCCTGTAGGATCATTCCAGTCCAATTACATGGCTGGAATGATTTGTGCTGTAATTGTGAACATTCTCCAGGCTGTGTTCCACGGCAAGGGGCAAAAACCCAAGCCTATGTCACCATTGGACTTTATGCCAGAATGGGGAAAAAATGATGTAATAAGCACACCGGATGCCCCTGCCAAGGCTCAAACTGTAGATGAGATGGCGGCCGTATTAAAACAGTTGGCAGCAACATCCCGTCCGAGAAAAAGGAAGAGGGAAAATGGCAAATGATATGAAGGCCAAGATAGTCGTAGACAGTACGTCAATCGACGCGGCCCAGAAGAAAATCAATGCACTTGCCAACACTGCTGTACGAGACTTCACTCGTATAGCGAATGCTACCAATTCTACTGTTTCTCGCCTCGAGGCTGCAAATACTGCTCTCACTTCTCTCGTATCCGGTCTAACAACGTCCCTCCGGTCAATTGGTTCCACTGTTCGCGAATTAGCCAATGTTGCAAATGCCACAAAAGGCATGGAAAAGAGCATGCTTGGTGCGGACAAGGCAACGGATGGTGTTACAGATTCATTACGCGGTGCAACGAAGGCAAGTAGGGAATGGACAGCACAGGAAAGGGATAGGCAGAGAGTTGCTGCTGCGGCAGCGCGTTCTCAAGGCGCTTTTGTCAAGGGAGTCGGTGTTGTGGCTACACCTGGCGCGGCTCCAGAGAAACCTGTTTTTCCTGCTGGTTCTTGGAAGCCACCTGTAATCCCATTCCCTACGTTGCAGAAGCCTCCACTGACCTATCAACAGTGGATTGACAGTTTCTTCAAGATGCCTGTAAAGTCTCCTCTAGAACTTTGGATGAAAACTGCAACGCAGAATACGCAGATGTTCGTCGGAGTAGGAGAGGATGCTAGGAGAGTCTTTGAGCGCATTTCGCAGACCACTAGTACGGGCAGCAGAATCGTCAATGAGTACGGTAGGGAGTTACTAGGAGTTAATAAAGCACTGACTTACGTAGCAAAGAATGCACCAAATGTCGGTGCATTCAAAATGAAGAATCTCAAATCAGCAACAGAGTTTTTTGGGGATCCTAAAAAGGCTGCGGCGGAATTGGACAAACTCTGGGTCCAAGCAGAAGCGATAAAGAAAGGTGCTGCAGGACTCGCTGCAGAAACGGGTAGAGTGGGCAGGGTATACGAAACCAATACCCAAAATGTCAAATTGTATTCGGCAAGCCAGAAAGAATTATCAGTTACCACAGAGCGTGTTACCAAGGCATTCCAGGCACAGGGCGCAGCCAATAAAGGCGCGTTCATGGCAAAGAATATAGGGCCGGCTACAGAGTTCTTCGGAGGACGCGAAAGAGCACTTGCTGCATTGGACGTTTTGTATTCAAAGATACAATCCGGTGCGAGAAATACGGAGGAAGTTGTCTCGAAGTTGAGGAGTACGTTTGAAGAGATTGTGCCTAAGGGGCAGCCATTGGCACCACTCACGGCAGGGTTGAGTGATATGGCAAAGGCTGCTGTAGCAGCCCACGAGCCACTTGTTATGCTGCCTGGTGATTTGGAAGCGGCAAATAAGCAGTTGACAGCCACTAAGGGGCTTGTAAATGAGTGGGGAAATTCTGTAAATGGGGCAACCGCATATGTAAAAGTCAACATGGAGCAAATCCGTAAGGCAGGTGAGAGCGTCGGATTCTTTGGTAAGATGCTCAATGGTTTGCGTGGGGCGTTTGCTCCTATTAGTGGTATGTTCTCGAGTTTTGGTAAGATTGCAAAAGATGCTTGGAGCAATCTTGGCAAAACCGGAATGGAGGCATTCCGAGGTTTACAAGGTATAATGGGCGGTGGTATTGACAGCCTTATGAAATGGGTTAAGGGTGTTCAAGAAGTTGGAAAGGTTACGAATAAGACCAAGCAAGCCACGCAGGAGATGGGCACTGTCGTAGAAGACCAGCAGAAGCATGAACTCGAAGGTACAAGGAGAGTCTTACAAGGCAAACGAGAATTGGGCGCGTACATTAAGAGTTTTGCTTTTGGTATGATGATGTATCGAGTAATACTTGGTACGTTTAATGCTATGCGGAATTCTATAACCGGAACCATCGGCGCTGCCATTGATTTTGAATCCGAAATGGCAGGTGTGCGGAAGGTACTAGGGGGGCAAAGTGATGATATAGATAAAATAACAGGAAGGCTCGATTCTTTAGGGGCCGGCTTTCGCCAATTGGCCAAAGAGATTCCACTGCCACTGAAGGAAATTATCAGGATCGGCCAGTTGTCTGCACAACTTGGTATTGGTGAGGCTTCACTTGTTAGTTTTACGAAAGTAATGGCACAACTGGGCGCCACGACAGATGATTTAAAGGCAGATGAAGCTGCTATGCAGTTGGCACGTTTTGCCAACATAACAGGCATGGCCGACAAGGATTTTGCAGCTTTGGGCAGCACTATACTTTACCTTGGCAACAGGATGGCAACGACAGAAGGACAAATCGTTGCATTGGGCATGCGATTAGCGGCAGCAGGTAAACAAGTCGGAATGTCAGAAGGCCAGATAATGGCTTATGCGGCGGCATTGTCCGCTGTCGGAATAAGGGCAGAGTCGGGCGGTACTGCCATAAGTAGGGTGATGATTGATATAAGTAAAGCAGTGGCACTTGGTGGCAAAAAATTGGTGGATTTTGCTCGTGTTGCAGGCGATATGTCAAAAGGTGGTACGAAGTTTGCCGATACATTTCGTCGTGATGCTGCGGGGGCAAT